TGGGAAGAAAAGTCTACCAGTTTCTCGTCGGCGGGGCCGCTGGCGCTGGCGGCTACCTGGTCGATAGTGGCAAGAATGTCATTCTCTACTTTTTCCAGGGCGTCTTTGAAGATGGGGTCTTCTTCGATCCATTCAGAAATTTTTGCTGGGGGAATGCTGAGGATTTTGCAGGCGGCCAGCTTGTTGCCAAGTTGGGTGTGGTAACAGTGCAAAAATTCTTTTTTAATGATTTCTTCCGGCGTCAACCCCATAATAATCCTTTGTTATAAAAAAGCTTGACTATGCCAATTTTCCATGTTATTTTCGTATAGTATACGAAAATAGTCTTGGGTTGTCAATAACAACTCGGGCAAAAGATGATAACTGGAGACGGAAGTTCTCCCAGCAGCGAGGTGGAAACCTATGAAGTTGAAGTTGGATGAAAATGGCAATGTTGTGGTGGTCGATGGAAAACCGGTGTATGTTTATGATGATGGAAAGGAAGTTCCGTTTGACGCACCGAAATCATTGGCTAAGATCAAGGAGCTGCAGGGAGAAGCCAAGTCTCACCGCCTGAAGGCCGAGGAAGCCCTTGGCAAGCTGAAGAAGTTTGAGGCTATCGAAGACCCGGACAAGGCGTTGGAAGCGCTGAACGTCGTAAAGAACTTGGAAGACAAGAAGCTGATCGATGCGGGCGAGGTCGACAAACTCAAGCAGCAAATCATAGAACAGGCGAAGGAAGAGCGAGGGCGTCTGGTTTCTCAGTTTGAGGAGGATAAGAAATCGCTGGAAGAGAAGCTCAAGCTGAAGGACGGCACCATTTTTGGCTTGACGGTTCGTTCCAAATTTTTTGAATCTCCTTATTTTTCTGGCGAGAAACCGAAGACCCTGTTGCCCCCAGATATGGCAGCTGATTACTTCAGTAAGCATTTCAAGGTGGAAGGTGATGAAAGCAACCCGGTTGTGGTGGGCTATCTCAACGGAGAGAAGATCCTTTCACGTGAAAACATTGGAGAACCTGCAGACTTCCACGAGGCCATTGCTGTGATCATCGAGAACTATCCCATGAAGGACCGGATTATGCGCGAAACAGCCGGCGGTTCAGGTGCTGGCGGCAATACGGGAGGCAGCGGAAGCGGCTCTTCTATGACCCGGTCAGAGTTCAATCAGAAGAGTCCGACCGAGCAAGTGGCCTTTATTCAGGGAGGTGGCTCGGTCGTCGACTAAACGGAGATGACCAATGGCTAATACCCTTACGGGGTTGATCCCCATCATTTACACCGGCCTTGACATTGTATCCCGCGAGCTGTGCGGGCTTGTTCGGGCTTGTTCCCTTGATTCTTCCGTAGAGCAGGCGGCCAAAGACCAGACTGTTCGGTCCCCTGTTGTGCCGGAAGCCACTACTGAAGACATTACTCCCGGGCAGAATCCTGCCAATTCCGGGAGTCAGACCATCACCTACAAAGATATTGTCATTACCAAGAGCAAGGCGTCTCCGATCCTGTGGAACGGCGAGGAGCAGGTCAGCGTTCGTGGTCAGCTGAACACTATTATGGTTAATCAGTTTGCTCAGTCTGTACGGGCGTTGGTGAACCTGGTGGAAGCTGACTTGTACGCTTCTGGCTATGCCGGTGCTTCTCGGGCTTACGGGACTGCTGGCACGGCTCCGTTTGGGACGGCTGGCAGTCTGGTGGACTCTGCTCAGACTCTGAAAATCCTGGATGACAATGGTGCTCCGACTACTGACCGGCATCTGTGCCTGGGAACTGCTGCAGTGGCCAATATCCGCGGTGTTCAGAGCGGGCTGTTTGAGGTTAATCGGGCTGGCAATGATGACCTGCTGCGGCGCGGCGTGATCGGCGATTTGCAGGGTTTTGAAGTTCACACTTCGGCTGCCATTTCTGCGGTTACCGCGGGGACCGGGTCTGGATATCTGGTTAATCATGCAGCTGGCTATTCTGCTGGCGATACCGAGATTGTTCTGGACACTGGGTCTGGGACCATTCTCGCTGGTGATGTTATCACCTTTGCCAGTGACAGCAACAAGTATGTTGTGGCTTCTGGGATTTCAGCTCCTGGGACTATCACTCTTGCTGAGCCGGGGTTGAAGCAGAGCCTGGCTGACAACAAGGCTGTGACTGTTGTTGGTTCGTCTACTCGCAACCTGGGCTTTACCCGCAATGCGCTGCACCTGGCTGCCAGGGCGCCGCAGATGCCGACTGATGGCAATGGCCGGCCGATTGATGCTGCGGCTGATGTGATGACCATCACTGATCCGCGTTCCGGTCTGAGCTTCCAGGTGGCCATGTATGCCCAGTATCGGCAGGTCAAGTATGAAGTTGGCCTGGCTTGGGGTACGGCGGTAATCAAACCTGAGCACATTGCTGTCCTGCTGGGTTAATCCCCAGTAGCCAGCAGTAAGCAAAGGTAATCTGTTATGTTGAAGAGCGGTGGTATACACTCGGGGTCTACCCGTGTGCGTGCCACCGCTCTTTTTGCTGGAGTCTACCATGGAAGCTGAGCTGGTTAAGTTGACCCGGGACAAAGATGAAATCGCTTTGGTTGAGGCCGGCGACAAAGAAACGATCGCGGCTTTGAAAAAGATTGGCTTCAAGGTTCCCCGGGGGAAGTCCAAAGCGGCCAAGAAGGATGACTGATGGCTCTGACTCTTATCGATACTGCGGGGTCCGCATCAGCTAATACCTATGTGTCTATCGCTGATGCGGGGACTTATTTCGAGGAGCGGCTGCATTCTTCGACCTGGACTTCGGCGTCAATTGAGTCCCGCAAGGCGGCTTTGATCTGGGCCACGCGAATTCTGGATGCGTCGGTGGACTGGGTGGGGTCGATTAAGTCCACTGATCAGGCGCTGCGGTGGCCGCGGTCGGGGGTTTATACCGCGGACAATATCAATATCGATGATGATATTGTTCCCTCGTTCGTGAAGTATGCTACTTGCGAGCTGGCCAAGCAGCTGATCTCCTCGGACAGGTTTGCTGATTCCGACACCAAGGGATATGAGTGGATTGAGCTGGGCGGGCTGCAAATCAAGATCGACAAGTACGACCGCCCGCAGGTGTTGTCAAAAGCGGTGTGGTGGTATATCGCTGAATACGCGACCCCGAAAGTGGGGACTCCGCGAGTTTTGGAGAGGTGTTGATGGCTGGTTCTCTGGCTGATGCGTTCAAGGCGGCGGCAACGGCGGCAATCAATGCCGTGGGAGATCTGGCAACCACGATCAGTTATTCGCGCAAGAGTGACGCAACCTACAACACGACCACCGGCGCGTTGACGCGAACGACAACCACTGAATCAGTATCCGGAGTAATCATGGATTATGATGACACGGCGATGAACAGTCAGGCCATTGCCGTGGGAGACCGGAAGGTCCTTATCCCCGGGAATGAATTCTCGGCCATTACTCCGGAGCAGGGAGACGAGCTGACTATTAGCGGCGACACCTTTGTAGTGATCAGGGCGAGCACGGATGCAGCTCAAGCTTTGTGGACGCTACAAGTCAGGAAGCAGACATGACCGGTTTTGATGCTGAGAGTTTTATGGCCAAAATCAAGGACGAGTTAACCCAAGAGGTTAAGAAAATCGTTCATGATGTCTATGATGATATCCTGACTTTCTCACCATCCCCGGAAGGGAGTGTTGGTGGGACATCAAAAGGGTCTTATATCAAGAGTCACCGGGTAGCTTTAGACACCCCTGACACCTCGGTATCTATGGTTGAGGGAGACGACCCTGATCCGATGGCAACTGTCGTAGCGGCGGTTTCCGGGCACGAGGAAATTGATGAGATTATTACTCGGCCTGATGTCACGGTGGTGATTTCAAACAGTGTCGAGCATGCGCTGGATGTGGAGATTGGCGAAAACTGGACTTATGTTCCGGGTTATCAGGTCTATGCAAAGGCGGAAGCCAGCTTGCGAGGTAAGTTGTGAGCAAGATTGACCTAGCCAGGAAGGCGATTGAAAGCCATCTTGCTGACAACTGGACGGCGACGGATATTTGTTATGAGGGAATTGACCCGGCTGATTTCTTGGATGATCTTGATGAATTTATTATGGTGGCGGTGTCACCAACCAGCGTAATCCCGGCCAGCATCGCGGACGGGCCGCAGTCCAGATTTCATTTTATTATTCAAATTGATATCTACACCCCGATTAATCGGGGGACGGCAACGGCAAACGGGTATGCCGATGACTTGATCGATTCCTTGGTCGGCAAGACCATCGATGGGGTGAGAATCAGGCAGTGTGGGAATATTTATCGGCGCAATGCTGACACTCATTTACGAATGACAATGTTGTTCCATTCATACATGGATTAATAATGCAGAATGCTGGAGAAATACGGTGCCGTGAATGCAATAAGCTTTTGGGCAAAGGACGCCCGGGAAGCCTTGAAGTAAAATGCCCCCGTTGTGGGGAGCTGAATTATTTTTCAACTGAGCCCCAAGAGAGAGCCGAGATAGATACCATGGAGGATCGTCATGTCTGATAGTAATCGCACCAAGCTCAGCTTCGTGGCGGAGAGCACTTGGGGTACTACTCCGGCGGCGTCTCTCCAAGTTCTGCGGTGGACTGGAGAGTCATTCAAGTATAACCTCAGCACTGGGCAGAGTTCTGAAATCCGGGATGACCGCAACATCTCTGAATTGTTCAAAAATGATTCGTCGGTTACTGGCGGGTTCAATTTTGAGCTTTCATATGGAACCTATGATGATTTCATGGCGGGGGCGTTGTGCGGGTCATGGAGTTCCAATGTTCTGGTGAATGGAACCACGGAGCATTACTTCTCTATCGAGCGGTATCACTCTGACATTACCCAGTATTTTACTTTCAAGGGGTGTTACGTCAATCAGTTCTCCTTGAGCGTTCAGGCTGGGTCGCCGATTACAGGTTCTTTTGAGTTTTTGGGGAAAGAAGCTGCTCGGGGAACTTCATCTTCGGGAACTGGGTACACCGATGCCACCACCACTGATGTCATGACTGCTGTGAGTAATGTTGTTGAGGTCAAAGAAGGTGGCTCGGCGATTTCCGGGGTCGTGGTTAAGGGATTTGACTTCACGGTCAACAACAACCTGCGGGCAATCTCTGGAGTCGGCGATTCCGGGGTGGCTGACATTGGCCTGGGGAGCTGTGTGGTGACCGGGTCTCTGAATATGCTGTTTTCCAGTGCCACGATTTATGACAAGTTTCTGAACAACACGGCGTCCAGTCTGTCGATTCGTTTGAATGACAACGATGACGCTACTGACGGGAATGATTATGTAATTGAATTCCCGAACGTCAAGTACAGTGATGCGACTGTGAATGCGGGCGGCCTTGACACCGATGTGCCGATTAATTTTACCTGGCAGGCGCTGTATGATTCTAGTACCGGTGGTTGTATCAAAATCACTCGGACTGATGAAACCTAAACCTTGAGACAAACAGGAGAGCGCAGATGCTGAAACTGAGCGACCTTGATCGCCAATTTATTGGGGATCGCGAAACCACCGAAGTTTTTATTGGAACCAACAGCAAGGGGGAGGACATCATTTTTGAAGTTGCCCAGATGCAGAACCCCGAGCACGAAAAAGCTCAGCGTCGATTTTCCAAGGCGCTGGAACGGGCGCGGCGCAACCCCAAGAAACAGCGCGAAATCCAGATTGAAATTGTAGCCAGGGGGCTGCTGGTCGGGTGGAAAAACCTGATCGATGATGATGGGAAGCCGGTAAAGTGCTCAACGCAGAATAAAATCTTGGTGTTGACCAAATATCGGGAGATTCTGGACCGAGTGGTTGAAACGGCCGTTGATGTGGCAAATTTTCAGGATGGGGATGATCCAGACTTTGTGCCGGAAGAGGATACGGAAAAAAACTCCGGGAAGTAGTCCGGTGGTCGCTGAAGTATGGAACTGATCTTGATTGGCTTGAACAACTGGAAGCTGATGGTGAGCCGCTACCGGACGCTTATTATGATCGGCCGGAGCTGTATCCGGACTTGGGAATTTATTGGCAGTATTTTACTGAATTATCAAGTTCCCGTGGCGGAGGGTTCGGAATTGAGCCCCTGAAAGTTTCTGAAATTTATGCCTATTGCAAGCTCATTGGGGTTGAGTCCCCTGAAGAGCGACGGTTGATCCTGAAACGAGTACAAATTATTGATGATGAGGTAGTAGCTTACTACCGGAACAAAGAAAAACAACAACAGGGAAACTGACGTGGCGATAGTCTCGATAACCATTGATACCAAAGGCTCAAAGGCGGGTGTTGATGCGCTAACTAGGTCTCTTAAAAGCTTTGGGGAGATGGTTACCAATGCTCATCGTCGCTTGGGAACCCTCAATAAGAAACTGGCAAACCTTGCCCAGGTTACCGGTGGCATCTCCCCGGCCATGGCCAAAGTTTCCGGACAGACCTCGATCATGGTCGATCGGTACAACCGGTTGACCCGGTCAACCAACGCCGCTGCTGCCAGCCAGCGGCGTCACTCCAAAGCCCTCTCTGGGCTCCTCCCTCATGTTGCCGCAGTTACTGCCTCTTACATGGCCATGCGCCGGGCGATGCACGGCCTGGTGGCGATGCTGCGTTCCGCGGTTGAGTTTGAACACAAGATGACTATCGTGGGCGCAGTTTCCAGGGCAACCACAGAAGAGCTGGTTGATCTGGTCGCTGCGGCTCGGGAGATGGGGGAAACGACTGTCTGGACAGCTACCGACGCGGCTACAGCGCTGAAGTACTTGGCCATGGCGGGTTTTAATGCTGAACAGTCCATTGCAGCCCTGCCTGGGGTGCTCAAGATCGCCATGATTGGCGAGATGGATCTCGGGCGGGCCACGGATATCGTGACTGACGTTCTTAATTCGATGCAATTACAGATCTCCGACCTCTCGAAAGTCAACGATGTCTTTGTGGGAACCATCACCCGGTCGAACACCAATATTGAACAGCTTGGTCATGCTTTCCAGTATGTTGGCCCGATTGCCGGGGAGCTGGGATACTCGATTGAGGAAGTTTCAGCTATGTTGGCGACCTTGGCCCAGTCGGGGATCAAGGGCGGCAAGGCGGGGCGCAACCTGGCGCAGATTCTGGTCAAGAGCGTGGATGCGGCGCGGGCTTACGGGGTTGAAGGCGCCAAGCTTAATGTTATTCTGGAAGAGATGGCTCGCCAGGAAGCCAGCGTCACCGAAATGAAAAAGCGCTTTGGGATGGTTTCATTAAAGAGCGCTTTAATCTTGCGGTCGCACTTGAAGGATTACGAGAAGTTCAATGAGGTGCTTCATCATGTGACCGGTGAAGCGGATGCTTTGGCAGAGAAAGTTGAGAAAGACTTGACGAACCAGTTCAAGCTGATGAAATCGGCAATGGATGAGGTCGCTAAGTCGGTCTTTGATCTTTTTACGGACAGCATTCGGAACTCTATCAGTAGTGCAACCGAGTGGTTCCGGGAAAACAAGGAAGAGATTGTTGAGTTCTTCCGCAGCGTAAAGACTTCGGCCAGCTCGGTTATCCAACTGTTTGATAATATGGCGGTTATCCTTGGGGGATCCCTTGAACTTCTGAAAGCTTTGTTCGCCAAGATTTACAACTTTAATCCGCAGGCATTTAAGGATTTTGCGCAGTTCCTGAAAGAAGTTGCTGATGGGTATGATGCCTTGGCTAGGGCCGCCAAAGAATACAACCGGTTACAAGAATCTGAAAATTGGAATGCCGCAACCAAGAAATTCCTGGAAGAGCGCCGGGCGCTTTATGCACATCGTGATTCTCCCATTGTTTCCGATATGGGTTGGGTGTCTGATGAGTATGAGCAACAGCTCGATGCCATGGCCCAGTCATTCCAGGATTTGCGACTTGAAGTGGAGAATACAGCTCCGGCTTTTGATGAGTTTGCCGGGATGCTGAGCGATGGGTCGACAAAAGCCGCCATTGACGCTGCAATTGCCAAGAATAAACAGTTGTGGAACTCGCTGCTTAAATCGGATGATCTGCTCAAGGCTCAGGCAGCTCTCAAGAAATACACTGATTCGCTTCAGGCACAGTATGATCTCATCAGCGAAAACATGGGCGAGGATGTAGCCAAGAAATGGTTGTCGTCTAAGGTCGCTGCTTACAATGCTGCTCTCAAGGCTCATGAGAAGGCGCTCAAAAAAGAAGAGGAAGAAGAGCGCATCCATCAGAACACCATGGCGGAGATTGCATTCGAGGCCCACCTGAAAATCAACAACGGTCGTTTTGATGAGTGGGCGGCG